ATCACTTTGTTCCCTTTCCAAGTTCTGAATATGGTGGAGTTTGGAATGTGATCGCAGAAGACGATGATGAATGCTTCGATCTCATCAGAGACTATGATGATGGTTACAATGAAGAGTTTTATGTAAACCTTCGTGATAGAGTTGTAAACTCCCGAAACTATCCTCTATCTTCGGAAGAAGAGTCCTGTGTAGTCGAGTCATTTACCACCTAATGGAAGAAAACATGTCACGAACTGATGCTCTACTCTTTCACATCAAAAGAGAGCACGCAAATCAAGTTGATTATTTGAGAGAACAAATTATCAATCAGAAAAAAGAAATTGACTTTTTAAAACAACAAATTAAAATGATTACCGAAGGTAAAACTTACGATTGCTAAAATGACTGATAAAGAATTGAACATATACATTCTTGAAGACTTTTGTTGCACAAGAATGGATGAACTTGTTGAAGAAGACAGGTTTGAAGATTCTAATGCAATTTTCCAAGAGTTTATGTTTGATTGCAATCAAAAAGAATACTTCTTTCTTGAGGATTTGACTAATGTTTGTTGAAGGTGCTGAAGTAGAATACAATGGTCATTTTGGTGTTATTTCATTTATATGTGATGACTACTCAGTTCTTAAACTTCCAGCGGTTGGAAAGGGTAATAACCCAGCAAGATTGCTTATATTTAAACAATACTATTCAAAAGTAACTGTATTAAAAGATAGTGGGAGGTAATTATGTCTGAAGAAGCATTGTATGAGTTGCGTGAAGAAGGTACGACTGGGTGGTCTGTTGTAGATGATGGAAGCAATCTGACAAAGGATCAATGCTATAATTTGTATCAATTTTTATTGTCTCAGGGAGTAAGTCCTCAGAGATTGAAGATAGTTAGAGTTGCTTAGGACAATTAAATAACTGGCACAGACCCCTTGACTTTTTGTTGAGGGGTCTATATTATGTTTGTATTGATATTTTTATTGATGATTCAACTTCGACCACATCAGTCTCGCGGTTGTGATTCTATGATCGTAAATGATAAGGGTCAAATCATTTTTCCTACGGGTGGTGGTAAGACTCTGACTATGATTATGGACGCAAAGCGTATTCTTGATACTCAACCACAAACCATTGTTGTAGTTGTTCCTCGCATTCTGCTGATTGAGCAGATCTGCCATGAGTTTCTTGAGGTTATCGACACCAAGAATGTTCATGTGATGCACGTTCACAGTGGTGAAACTCATCATTTTAGCACTACACGACCCAAGCAAATTCATATGTTTGCTAATGTTGCTCGCACCGCTGGTGAGAGTTGCATTATCTTCACAACTTACAACTCCCTCAATCGTATTCAGCAGGCAGATATTGAGGTCAATACCATTTACTTTGACGAGGCACACAATAGCGTAAAGAAGAACTTCTTTCCTTCTACTGAGTTCTTCTCTAATGAAGCAGATCGTTGCTATTTCTTTACAGCAACTCCTGTTCATTCTGTTGCCACTAACAAACCAGGCATGAATGACGCTGAGGTTTATGGTAATGTTATCTGTAAGGTTCCTGCTCCTGAACTTGTTCAGGGTGGGTTTATTGTTCCTCCCAAGGTATCTGTAAGGCAGATTGATATTGCTTGCTCTAACGCCTTTGAGAGGGACTGTAAGCACCTTCTAGACACAATTGAGGGTGAATATATCACCAAGGGTCTAATTTGCGCAAAGTCCACTAAACAGATCGTTGGACTGATGTCTAACACCAGTTTCCTCCAAGAGATGCAAGAGCGTGGGTATTCTGTGCTCTACATTACTGCGAAGACTGGTGCAGTTATCGACGGCAAGAAAGTCAATCGTGAGGAGTTTTTTGACACTCTAAACGCATGGGGTAAGGATAACGCTAAGAAGTTTGTAGTTCTACACCACAGCATCATTTCTGAGGGCATTAGTGTCTCTGGTCTTGAAGCAGTTGTGTTTATGCGTTCTATGAACTATATTGGTATTTTGCAGAGCGTAGGTCGCACATTGCGCCTACATCATGAGGATGCCAAAGGTATGCGCGAGGGTTCTATTCCTGCTGGTCAATACCAACTCTATCGCAAACCCTTTGGTAAGGTAGTTATCCCTACCTATGACAAGGTTGGTATTACAACTGCCAAGAAAGTTCAGAATGCACTTGACATTGTGTTTCAGCAAGGTGAGGTGTGCGAAACCGTAATCAAGAGGTGACTATGAAACAACCGACAAACTCAACTATTCTATCAAACCAACCACTTGGAGGTTTTATTGTGGACAATGGAAAGTATGCTGTGGTTCCTTATTGTAACCAGTTGATGGTTATTCACAATGGAAAGCAACTCAAAGTGTGTTTGAGTGAGCAGAGTGCCCGTAAATATATTGAGAGGCACCGTAAGGGTAAGTCAGAGGCAAAACTTCCCGTCGATTAAAATTACTCACTTTGAGATTGCCAATATGATGTAAGGAGCAAAACCTTCTATGTACGACGAACTTTGGCAAGAGATTCAGGACATGCCTGGAGAAATCTATGACATTCCTGAACTCAAAGATGATGAAGAAGGTGACTATTTCACCGACTACATGAACTCTAACTACGATTACTGATTAAACTAATGTATTTCCACGACATTCTCCGCCAACTCCAAGATCTCCGCAAGACTTGGAGGAATCAAGACTTTCGCTACACACGGGAACAAAAGGAACAGTATGATATGCTAGTAGAACTTCGCCGTGCTCGCGTAGCACAATTATATGAAGAGGGTCGTGTTGCTGTCACAAAACCAAAGTCCCGTAAAGTAGAGGAAGAGATTTGATATGAGAGGTCTTTATGACCTCTTTTTTTCATATTTTCATAAATAACTGAAAGTATTGTAGTTCAGTTTATACTCTCATGGCGATCTCATTTCAGGAATTTGTTACTATTGCTGAGGCATCTCTTGACCGCACAGATACTGCGGGAATGACTATTAGAAAAGAAAGAGATCCACGCGATCGTCGTAAGAGTCCAGCAGAAATTAAAAGAACCAAAACTGTTGTTGATCCTGAAACTGGAGAAAGAAAAACTGTTCCCGTAGTTCAGAAAACCAGAAAAGATGCTGGTGGAACTAGAGAAGCAGGAAAAACTGTAAATCGTCAAGAACAACCAACGCAGGAAAGAGGTTCTGCTGATGTTAAAGCAAAAGCAGCAGCAGCGGCAAGAGAAGAGAGAAAAGCAGCAGCGAGAGCAAGAATTGCAGCAAAAAAAGGTGGAGGTTCTACGGAATCTAAACCTAGTTCTTCTACTTCAAAGGATTTAGAATCTGCTGCAACTAAACTTATTACCAAAAAGAAAGAAGAACCATCTGGTCCAAAGAGAAAATATAAGACAATGGACCATGAATCGGACAGAACTACACAAGAAAAGAAAAAAGCAACAGACGCTAGAAGAAATCAAGAACAAACTACGTCAAGACAGGCAATGGCACCTTTTGTAAGTGATTATATCGCAAAAGCAAAGGCAGCAGCAAAGAAAGAAGGTAGACCCTGGAAAGCAGCAGATTCTGTAAGAGCAAGAGCAGCAGCAAAAGCAACATATGCTAAGCAAAATTGAGTCCAATTAAAATTACTCACTTTGAGATTGCCTCTAAGGTGTAAGGGTTCAACATTATGACTGCTACTCTCGCTGAGTTCGCTGCACAACAAGATGCACGCAACACAAATCAACTGAATGTAACAAAGTGGAGTTTGATTTTGTGCGATACTCTCACAGAGCGTGCTCCTACTGACTATACTTTTCAACTAGATTCCTCTGGTCGTAAGTATCACAAGATTTTTATGCATATCAATGGTAAGCGTGACAGTATTCATGCTTTCATTGATAAGAAGACTGGTTCTTTACTTAAACCTGCCTCAATTAAATCTCCTGCGAAAGGAGAGAGGTTTAATCTTTTGGTAATTAAAGATCGTGAGTGGTTGCTTGAGAATGCAACCTGGTGTGGAAATTATCTCTACAAACGTTGATTCTTCTTCTCTGCCCAATATCTTTTTGCTGCTTCACTCTTCTTTCTTTTATCTTCTTCACTCATAGGACCAACTTTCTTACCTTTATTCCAAGGAACATTTCCTTTGAGTGATTCACTAATCTTTTTATTTGTTTCTTTATTCCATCCACCACATTTTCTTCTTGATTCTATTCTTTTAGCAATCTGTTCTGGTGATTGTTTTCCTATTTTCTTTCCTCTCTTTGCTTCACTGATTTTCTTTTTAGTTTCTTCACTCATTGGAATACCAGTTTTGTCATAGTCAAACTTTGATGATGTTTGATTTGATTGGTTCGCAAAGTGAGGGTTATTCTTTACATCATAAAATTTATGGAGCATAACTTCTAACTCCAATGCTTCTTTTCTGTTGTCACACTCTGCTAATATGATTTTGTTTGTTGGATTGAATGTTGTATCATAAAAACTTCCCAAGTAAATATCTTCATTCACTTCACATTCACATTGCCTGACTCCAATGTATCCTCTCCCCCATTCTTCATATGAATAGTAAATGTAATGATTCATTTGTTTACAAACTTGCTACTACTTTTATTTATAAACCTGCCACTATTAAAACCCGATGATATACTTTCTCATCATAAGTGCCGGGGTTGGTTTCGCCTTCCTGGCACTTTTCTCTCCTTGGTTTAATCATTTGGATGATATTGAAAAGTTTTAAATAGGTAAAAACCACCATTGCCAGAAGGCAGAAACTCTGGTATG